AGAAATAGACTCAAGAAACTCAATGCCACTATCGCAGTTATATACAAGCCAAGGGCTAACGCGACCAGTGGTAATATGATGACAAATCCTATTATGATTGCCGTACTTAAAATAATGGCTATAACTAGCAAGCCCACTATCTCCATTTGCGTATTCCTCCATTTGTTTGAGGCCGCGCTCAAGTGCGTCCTGGACTGCTTCTCGCCTGATATACTCATGTAACCATTCTTCGTAAAACTTGTCCTTGCACCAATGGTCTAGTTTTTTATTGTTCTTTAGTAACCAAGCTGTATAGCTGTTGCTGTTAATACAGCGAATAGCAACCAAGTGTCTACCGAACTTAACAAAAGCATTGTAATACGGACTTGTAACAAAGTCTGTATAGCTCTTAAGCTGTGCGCTACCTTGTGTAGTTTCATAAAATTGTAGATACGCTCTAAGTCCAAACTGAACTCCTGTTTCTGTTTCTTGTTGCCAACGACGTTTAGGTTCACACAGGTGAGCTGCTAGTGTGCTTTCTTTTCTAAAGTCGCGCTCACAGTATTTACACTTAAAGTTCAGCTCGGATTCGCTTGTCATCCCATCCATGTTCTTTGGCCAACTGTTTTAAATCTGCTGTGTCGTTAATTTTTGCAAGTAGTTCTAATTCATCCTCACTGTAGGCGGGGTAGATTTGTCTTAGAAATTTTACGGCTTTATTATTTGAGCCTTCGCGTTTCTTCTGCTTGATCCAATCGTGTCTAAATGATCCCATGCCCGGACTCACTGTGGTTGCGCTCAACCATTGCAGTTCGGGATGTCTGCTTAGTTCAAAAAAATGTTTGTTGAGATTTTCATTGCAACTCAACAAATAGTATTGCTGTAGTTCTGTGCTACCTTGTACTGCACTGCCCCAACGAATCATGAGGAAATTACTAAACTTTTTGCGCTCTTCCTCAGTCAAATCACGATAGAACATGCGATCCTTGCTGTCAAAGGCTCGCATTTCGTTGGCAATGTTTAGCTTATCTGTCATACTGGATGATGTGGCACTGTGTCATCTTGTTTACTAAGTGCATGAATTAGTTTAACACGATCCAGTGCATCTTGTAAAGCAGGATTTGTTTTAGCAGCACGATGAATTTCACCCCAAAGTTTTGAATCCATTATGTGGTCGTGCAACGGTCTACCGTCACTGGTTCTAGAATCGTAACTTCTACCTATTTCAAATCGTCGATCAGGAGGGTCTCCTATTCGTCTTGCATATACTACGCCGTCGGCTCGCTCGTATACATAAGTCGCGCCAGGTTCCAGTCTACCAACATTTTCCATAGTCCACCACCTCACTCTGTCTTGAAATATCTTTGACAAAGTATGCACACAACGGTTGTTGCACACCTGTCTCTAAAGGTACTGCCAATAGCTGTCCAGGTTTCAATTTAGGAAAGTACCATTTGACGTCTTGATAGATATCAATGATTTCAATCTGTTGAAACTCAGGTTTGAAACTGCTGATAGGATTAAAACAGAATACACTGAATCCTCTATCATTGATACTGGTCAACGGCACAACTTCTAGGTCACCTAGGTCAGGTTCTCCAATTAACACATGCCAATCAACTGGCATTTTGATTACACTCGTACCAATTCTTAATACCAAGGCCGGGCTGTTAAAACTTTCTAAAAAAATTAAGGGTATATAAAAATAGTCGGGTGTTCTTGCATCTGAGTTATCTAAAACTGCAAATCTCAAATCCTCAACTTCGTCTGGAATTTCATTTAGCTCGTAGGCTGTGTTATCTAGTGTTAATATTCTCATTTGTTGTTTGCCATCTCATTAAAAACATTGTTAGTTCTGATTCGTTTCGAAAACTTATTTGTTTAAAGTTAACCTGTTTACCACAGCCAGTTTCTCTGCACCATTTAGAAATTTGATACATTTGTGTATCAATCTGTACCCACTTTACACCATTGCCTCGATCTTCAATTTGAAAAGTCATTGCCACTCGGCCTTTTCTACAGTGAATGGGTAGTTGGCTTCTTTGTAAAAAGATTTTCTTTTAGTTAAGTGTCTTTTCGCAAACTTGCAGGTACTGGTTATGTCCCAGATCTGAACAAAATCTTTGTCTTCAGCTTTACGAATGCCGCGCCCAATTGATTGAATAACTCTAACAAAAGACTTCCCAGGCTCAAGCAGAACAAGATTAAAAATGCGGGGAATATTAATACCAACAGCAGCAACACCGTAGGTAGCGATAATGATTTTGTCTGAAGCTTCTGCCACTTCGTCATAGTGTTCTTTGCGCTCCCCGGCTTTGGTTGCTCCCGACACAAACACGCTACCAGGTAGTCTTGCTGCTAGTGCTCGTCCGGCGCTTATTCGATCTACCAGTATGAGTGTGTTGCCCGAATCAACAATAGTACTTATCAAACGACTAATATAGTCAAGTCTTTCTTCGGTTTCTATCAGATATTTTAATTCGCTTTGATAATTTGTGTATTCTTTATGGTCTACTAATTGCACTACGTTAACATGACATTGAGCTAGATGACCGGCTTCTTGTAGTTCGCTTGCACTCAATTGCCCTACCACAGGACCAAGCATGCAGTTGATGCTCTGTCGGGCATAATCTTCCTTGGGTATAGTACCTGTGAGTCCCCAACGTATGGGCACTTGTGCAAACGGTCCGCTGAGTAGTGTCTTTAATGCGTCAGCTTTGGCCTGGTGTGTTTCGTCAACTATAACCGCTACGACACCTTCCAAGAATTCACCAATGGTAATTTCAGCCTCAGCATTCTTGGTGGTCTTGAGTAAGTTGTTTAAACTCTGCCAGGTACAAATAGTGTGTGTTCTATTGTATTCTTTTCTGTCACCAAAATATACCCCTGTATCCAATTCAAGATTTACAAAGTCGTCTTCGGTTTGTGTGACTAAACTTTTGTTTGGAACAATAATGATTGTACGACCGTAAGTACTGACTGCATCTGCCAGTGCAGCAGTGATAATTGTTTTACCTGCACCAGTGGCTACTTCTTGTACGCACTGTGGGTTGGACAAAAATCTATTGATAATTTCTGGTTGGTAATCTCTGAGTACAATAGGTTCGCCAGCTCGGGGGTGTCCCTTGGGCCACAACTTGTGTTGATATGTGTTTTCGTTTATTTGTTCAAAATCAAATGTAGTACGATAGTTTCTAGTATCTTCTATCTCAATATCATAGCCTTGTTCATCTAGATAAGGCAATATCTCGGGTAACAGGTTGATGTAAGTGGTGCCGCCAAGATTAAAGAATGGAACTTTACCGTCCCATCGACCAAGTCTGACGCTGGGCTGATATCGAGCACCAGGTATTTCGTACTTGTATCGTTTGACTAGATCTGTACGTGTACCAAGCTCAAGGCCTTCAATCTTGACATTTACTTCATCTCGAATTATTAATTTGGCTGTGCTCATTGTTTACTATTATATAAAAATTAATAAAATTTTGCAATATAACTTATAAATAATCAGGTAATTATTTACTCGTTTGTCCTTCAAATATGGAACTAGATCAATATAAAAATTCTTGTGGTCAAATTGACAATTTCTTCGCTGTTGAACAACTGCAAAATATGGTTGAAGTTTTCCGTCGACTAGATCCTGTTGATGGGAAAAACAATGACTGTTTTGGTATTGATAAAAATCACAGGGCATATCTGTGGCTTGACAAAGTTCTTTTAAAGCCGATAGCCAATCACTTTAACCCAGAACTAAAATTAATTTTTGCAATGTTGTTGGATTGTGTTGACCCGTTTGATATTCATCATGATCTAAAAGATATACCTGATCCAAACGGTAAACATTTTTTAAGTTTCCTTATTCCATATTCAGTCAACAATGATACAACATTGTGCAGTCAAGTGTCAACTGTAATATTTAATGAAAGCTTTCCGCATGACCATGTTGTTGAAAACAATGCCAGTAATATACACGAAAATCTAATAAGTCATACTTCCAAGGATGTCACATTTAATATCACAGTCAAGAAAAATTTGGTTTGGTCACTAGGTAGTTTGTGTTGGTGGGACAGTAGTTTGTTGCATGTGAGCAATAATTTTTTAAAAGATGGCTATACATCCAAACAAGGCATAGTGATACACACTTATGTACTCTAAAAACGATTTGATAACAGATGGTTTACCACCAATATTTGATCATAAGTTGGTAGATTTGAAATCACGTGTGCTGGCCAGCAAACTACAAGTTGACCATGTGCATTCACAATTTATATCCCAAGCAAAACTTTTTTTTGCTTCTTCAAAAAGAAACATATTGGTAGGGTTAGAACAGTTTGAACACGTTGATGCAACCATTGGATGCACACATTTTATTGACAATCTAATTCAAAAACACAGCCTGTCAGGCTTGCAAATATTTGAACACGACTACAAATATTATCAACGATTGAATCCAAATATCAAATACGCAACTGTTGGTAGTCTTGAGCCGTCTAAACCAGTGCTCATTGCAGCACCATTTCCCGGATACTTAGATTTACATATTCATTGGAATCAGATACTGGATGAATGTTTGATCAAAAATATTGATATCCACATTGACGCCTGTTGGATGGGAGCAGCTAATAATGTAGCAATTGATTTAACTCATCCGGCCATCAAAAGCATTGGCTTTAGTTTGAGTAAATCATTAGGCATGCACTGGAATAGAGTGGGTTTACGATTTAGTAAAATTCAAGATCCTGGTGATAGTATAAGCATACAAAACAAATTTAATATGATACCTGAATGTGTTATGTATAACGCACTTATTGCCATGAAGGAATTGGATATTGACTATCTATGGAACACCTACGAAAGCAAACACCTGGATATCTGTAAACAATTGTATTTGCGTCCTAGTAAAATTATCTATGCTGCACACAGCATTGATAGGAAAAAATTATACGGACTTAAAAAACTTATTGAGCAAGGGTAGTTCTCTTTCATACCATTGATCGTATTGTAATTTGGCTAGTTTGATATCAAATTCAAAATACGATGCTAACATATCTATAAATTTTTCTTTGTTATATATTTGATCAACGCTTATTAAATTTGAAGTTTTAATTTTGGGGTGTGTTACTCCAGTTTGATATTTTTTAATCGTTAATTGTTTTACTTGTTCCGGTGCCATTGTGTCGATGTATGCATGCATTTCAACTTGATAATAGGATTTTAAAACTTCTTTTAAATTCAAATTTGGATTGAGTTCAAGTAATCTAGATACTGTAAAAGCAGAAATATCTAGGTCTGTGCAAACCAGTTCGTATTTCTCAACTTCCCAATCTAATGGATATGAAGCACACCCAGTGATAACTTTTAACGGTAATTGATTAACAAAATATTTGAAAGTTGTATCATCACTGCTTGTGTTGTTTTTTAGTTTAACTTGTACCCAATTGGGTAAATGTACCCCGTTGTTGATCAAAGAAAATACCAAGTCGCCGTACTGTCCACCTTTGTAATAGATATAACTATGCATGGCGGTTATTTTTTTGCTTTCATTGTATTATAAACCTCTGTAACGAAGTAGATAACTTTTTCGGCTTTTTGCAGTAACACAGTTTTTTCGCCACCGTGCATCATACCTTGTCCGCTAATCAACAGTGTCACTGGTTGATCCCATACAGCACTAAATTTATTGAAGTAAATTACCTTTTTGTGTACAGTAGGCACAACTGGTTTTAAAGTGTGTACTTTGTGAATATGCTCTGCAGTAAAAAATTTTTCAACAAAGTTTTTGTACAATCTATCACTCATGTCTGGTTCATAAACATAGATAGGATACCTGCCAGTGATATCTGCATATTTTATTACGTCTCTAAATACAGTTTCGTCGCTGGTAGGTGCAAACTTGGTTTCCTGTGCTGTCATTAGGTTAGCTATACGTGGTCCATATTGAACTGCAATGTCTAGCGACAGTAATTCGTCTACTGTGTATCCATATACAGGTGCAGCATCGATTAAAAGATCTAGGTTACTGGAATCAAATCCACACCAATTTTCAATAGCTTCTACTAATGATCGAGCAGCGTTGGTTATAGTCAATTGACCATCATTCTGCACCAACTGTATCTTATGAGGCTGACCTTCGCATGTTTCTACAGCCTTAATGTATTGATCAAATTCAGCAGCAATTTCAAATTGATGATTTTGTGCGAATCCATGTGCCGCCACTACGTTAGTTTCGGTTATAGCCAAACTCCAAGAACGATTACCAGCATCAAAACGCCAACGACCTTGACTGATTTTGGCCAAATCTCTCAAGTCATTGATCAGTGTAGTCTCGTATGGAAACTTTAATACAATTGAATCGTTTTCAATTAACAACAATCTACGTCTATCAATTTGCCTAATGCCTAATCTAAAACTAGGAGTTTCAACTGGACTCACATCTATGTCCAGTTTCTCTAGCTGCCTACGATACTTGAGCACTAGTTTTACTGCCAACTCGGCTTGTCTATCTGTTAGTGAGCGTCCGCTCTGTGTAGTTTGACTCATACTGCTCAAAATTTGAACATCGTAACGAGCCAGGCTCACAATAGGCGGCGTACTACTGAACAAGTCGTAAACGCGACCAGTGTCCGGATTACGGTCACCGTTTATAACTTCGATGTAGTCTTCGACTGACGGGAATCTTTTCATTTTACAAGTATACTACTTATCGAGAGAGAAGTCAAAAAAAAAGCCCCACCTAAGCGGGGCAAAGTACCGGAAGTAAAAGGAGCTATCAAAAACTCCCGGTGGTCTGCTTACGCAGATTTCATACAGGTCGACTGAGCCAGGGCCTGCCACTTGGTAGGGAAGCTCTTGTACAACTGACCAATCTTGATTGCCATACGCAGGCTCATTTCGCGCAAACGATTCTTGTTGGCATCCATGAAGCCAATGATCTCGTCCTGTGCAATCTCGCCGAGTTCGAGATCCGCAAACAGTTCACCACTTCTAGCAATCTGCCGGATACGCAACACCTTGTCACGCATGGTGTCCAAGGTAAGGTCCAGGTAGTGGCAGCGTGACTGCAATGCGTCCAAGTGATCACGCAACTTTTGGCTCTTCATTTTATCGAACTTCAAGTTGGTAATAAAGATTACACTGCCTTTAAACTCGAAGCTGTCGGGAATGCCTTCCGACCGCAGGATACGGCTGTCACTTAACCACGAAATCTTGCGCTTCTTGCCTGAGTCCAGCGCACCTTTCAATAAGTTAAGGCACACATCGTCTAACAAGATACTATCGCAATCATCGAAAACGATCACGCAGTTGGGGTCTGAATACTTGTACAAGGCTTGATACAAACCAATTGCAGTGGCAGAACCTTTAACTACTTCGGCTCGCAGTCGACGACCAGCAATTTGGTCTAGTAAGGTGGCCTTTTCAATCTCAAGTTCGACACCAAAGCTCTTGCCCACACCCGGAGGACCTGACACAATCATAGCACGGATATCGCCGGCTGTAGCAGCCTTGGTCATCTCTGTTAGAATCTCAAAACGCTCGGCAATCTCGGCCATACGCTCTTCGTCACTCTTGGTGTCGTTTACCGCCGCTTGTACATCTGCATCAACGGCCACTACTTCACCGTCAAACTCGTCGGCGCCTACAAATTCGTAATCGCTCATTGCATTGACCTTGACACGGATATCCTCAGGGAAGCCAGGAAATTGGCCTCCGTTCTTTACAGTCACATAACCGCCTTTGGCTCCCGCTTTGTATTGTTCTACAAGTTGGAACACACGATTGGATACATCAGTGGTGCGATATGCACCAGATTTGATTCGCACAAAACTCATAACGGCTCCTTTACGGTTTAAAGTTGTATTGTTATTATTCATGTATTATAGCAAAATGTAGAATTATGGTCTACCTCAAGCCCTAACGGGCTTAAGGTTTTTACTGCTCCTCGTACTCACGGAGGCTTGCAGCCATGTCGCCATAGCCAGGAGTGTCCGTGATATACACGAACTTGTCGCCTTCCAAGGTCTCAAAGACCTCGACCATGTCCCGAGTCACTTCGCTCTCGTACTCCATGTTCATGCCCATACGTACCAGCATGTTCTGAGGCATGGTTTGGAGGATCTGTATCAACTCCGCTACGGTTAGCGGGTTGAAGTTAGTGTTGCTGTTGGCAGTAGCCATGTTTTGCTCCTTTTGCTTGTTTGTTTAATATACCAATATTATAGCAAAATGGGCCATTATGGTCTACCTTTGCAATTTTAGCAACAAAAGTTACAATTATTGCAACAGTTGCAATTCAAGCAATGTTGTTAGTCTTTTAAGGCGTGCCACATTTCTGGATCTGCGCCCAAGTAAATGCGGTATAACAATTTATTACGCCATACACTAAAAGTATTGATACGATTTTCAAACCAAATAAGCAGATCATCTCTAAACCAAAGCGGATTTAGTAAAAAGATTAGGAGCACAGCAAATATAGGCGGAAACAAGATAGCCAATATGGCCCAATGTGTGATACGCATACGCCACCAACGGCCGCCTTCGGGAGTCATTGTAACGGTTTGTTTTTTCAGACTGTATTATACAACGATCTAATGATTAGAGCAAGATTGTGTTGCGCCAATATTCACTGGCTGCTGCCACACCACTACCTGGTTGGACAGCTACATCGCAATCCAACATGGCCATTTCGGCTCCGGCAATGGCCGCCATTAGATGCACTTCATTCATGTCACCCAAATGACCAATACGGAATAGTTTGCCAGCAACCTTGCTCAAACCGGCACCTAGCGACAAGTTATATCTAGTATAGGCTCTACGGATAACATCTGCACCATTTACTCCTTCGGGAACCATGATAGCACTTACGGTATCCGAATACCACTTGGCTTCTTGAGCGCACAACTCTAATCCCCAACCCTGTTGAACCGCGGCTCTAACACCACCGGCTAGGTAACGATGACGACGGAAGATATTATCTAGACCTTCTTCATCAATCATCTTTAGTGATTCGATCAAGCCATACAACAAACTCAGTGCTGGTGTGTATGGAAAATATCCTGTAGCATTACTATTAAGCATATCCGTCAAATCAAAATATGCTCGTTTCAGTTGGGCAGTATGGCGCAGTTCCAATGCCTTTGGGCTGGCACACAAAATGCCTAGACCGGCGGGCAGCATGAGACCTTTTTGTGATCCTGACACTGCCATATCAATACCCCATTCATCGAACCTTAGGTCAATTGACGCCAGACTACTTACACAGTCCACAAACAGTAGAGCAGGGTGGTTGGTGTTATCTAATGCAGTTCTGACCGCAGCCACATCTGATGTAACACCAGTGGCAGTTTCATTATGACATACTAGTACAGCCTTGTAGGCGTGTGCCGTGTCTGCTGCCAGTCGTTGTTGATATGTGTCAACAGGAACACCAGTGCCCCATTCACAATCTACTACATCTACTTCTAGTCCAAGTCGGACGCACATTTCAATCCATAAGTGACTGAATTGTCCAAACCTTGCGGCCAGCACTCGGTCTCCCGGGCTTAGTGTGTTGGTGACGGCTGCTTCCCAACAGCCTGTTCCGGAACTGGGAAAAACAAAAGGTGTTCCGCTTTCTGTGCGAAACACCCGTTTTAGTCCAACAGTGATTTGTTTTGTAATTTCTGGAAAGTCTGGGCTTCTATGGTCCTCCATTGATACCACCATAGCCCGTTGTACTCTATCTGGAACGTTGGTAGGTCCAGGTACAAATAAAAAATTTCGTCCAGCCATATTGCCTCCTTAAATGGACTGGACTCTGTCCAGCTCTTGATAGTATATATTACTGTCAAGGCCGGAGTCAAACTTTTTAATCAAAGTCTTCC